GCGCCAATGCTGATAGGACTTGATCGGATCGATCATAAATTGGCTTTCCAGCTATGAAGGACGGCCTCCGGCCTCCGGCCGTTGAAGAGGTTTCTTGCATTTTTTGCAAGTTACCTTCGGCGGGCAATTGAAGCTTCACACGGCCATCGGCTTTGTGGTTTGGGGAAATGAAGGGCGGGTCGCCAGTTGTCAACTGATCGTTGACAACTGAACAACACGTTTTCCAAAATGGAAAGTCTGCACAATGAAATCACCTATCATCCAGAGTGTTGAATCAAATGCTGTCTCTAGGCCTTGATCTCTCGCTGTCAGGAAACGGCGGTGCAGGCTCGGCTGCCGCCTTCGACCCGGCAATGCTTTTTGATGGTGACACGGGGTTTGTTTTTGATTTTTCCGATGGCTCCACGATTTTTCAAGAAACTTCGAGCCCGTCAACAGCATCGGGCAATGGTGATCCGATAGGTACAGTTCTCGATTTATCAGGGAATGGCAATCATATTTCAGCCGCCACTGATGCTAACCGGCCAACTTATAGTTCCGACGGGTATGGCAGCTTTGATGGGAGTGATGATTATCTTACGGCAGCCTTTACACTGAACCAAACTCTTACATTGGTATTTAGCGCAAGGGCGGTTGGTTCAATATTCTTTGATATACTCATTGCCGGTGGCGCGACTAGTGCATCGATCTCACAAGACAGTGGAGCGAATGTGCTGACTTTATTCTGCGGCGGTGTTGTTGGGGCGATTCCATTTTCAAATGGAGAAGATTTTGTTATCACTGCGCGCGCAAGTGGAGCAACGAGCCGGATTGCCAAGAATAGCGGGTCATATACAACGGGTAACGCTGGCGCAACTAACTTCGGTGGCATAACATTAGGGGCAAGAAACGATGGTGTCAATCCCTGCGAGGCTCGCTTTTACCGCGCCATAGGCATAGGCAGAGACCTGAACGACGATGAAATCACGGCAGCACGAATATGGTGCGCCGCGCCAGCAGGTATAGCGTTATGATGAGAAATTATACGCAGGAATCGGATCGGGATGCAGATAGCAACATTATCTGATAATTTCACTAGGCCAGATGACACAACGGCCTATGCGGCAAATGATCTGGTTGCCAACAACACGACAGCAGGAAGCGTTATCCCGCTTTCATGGCCTAGAGTCAACGTTGGCAAGAATGGCCAGATCGCCATTCATTGGGTGAGACTATCAAAATCAGGAGCGTCGGCAACCAATGCTGAATTCAGGGTTCATTTCTCCACGGCGTCGCCAACGGTTGCAAACGGTGACAATGGTGCATTCTCCAGCAGCCAAGCCGCCAGTTATATCGGATCCGCTGATGTAACGATGCTGCCGTTCACGGATGGCTGTGCTGGTTTGACAGCACTTGGTACAAACTCTCCGGTCGCCGCTGTTGATTTCCCTGCCGCAGAGAATACGATTTACGCGCTTGTCGAGGCCCTTGCCGCATATACGCCGGCTGCTGAAGAGGTTTTCACGGCCACCATCTTTGTTGAGCGTCTCTCAGAGCGGGGATGAGACTAAGACTTATTTTGAGACTGGCGAGTCTCAGCCATGGATTGTTGAAGGAATTTCTCGTGCCACCTATTTCAGACGCAAAAAAGCCGACGATAAATGACTGACCTAAAGCTAACCCCAAAGCAAGAGGCATTCTACCGCACGTATCTGGAAACAGGTAACGCTAATGAAGCGTACAGGCGCTCATACAACGCTTCGAACATGAAGTCGGAAACAATCAATCGTAGAGCGCAAGACTTGTTGAAGAACGGCACGATAGCGGCACGAATCGCAGCAAACAACGAGAGGTTGCGCACGAAAGCTGAGCAGCAGTATGACGTTACGCAAGAACGCATCCTGAAAGAGCTTGCTCTACTCGGCTTCTCCAACATGATGGATTATGTCGCATTGACTGACGATGGCTTGGCGATTGTCGATTTCTCCAGCCTCACAAGAGAACAGGCAGCAGCTATTCATGAGATCAAGGTTGATCGTGTCTCAGTAGCAGGCGCAAAGAAATCGGATGAAGACGGTGCCACACCTCAGATCGAAAAGGTGACATTCAAGCTTGCGGATAAACGCGCCGCGCTGGTAGACCTTGGCAAGCATCTTGGTATGTTCATCGACCGCAAGGAAGTCGGCAAGCCAGGTGAATTCGCTGAGTTGGAGGACATGAGTGACGCAGACCTTGCAGGTATCGCGCGAGGAAGCGGCAGCGGAGTTGTTGCGCCGAAGAATGGCGCGCCGCGGCCTACTCGACTTCACTAGATATACGTTTCCAAAGTACCGTCCGGCCCCGCATCACAGACTGATCACTGACACGCTCGACGCTGTTGCGCGCGGCGAGAAGAAGCGCGTCATGATCTTCATGCCTCCTCGTTTCGGCAAGAGCGAGCTGGCGTCACGCAGGTTCCCAGCGTTTTTTCTCGGCAAGAACCCGCAGCGTAACATCATCGCAGCCAGTTACAATAGCGATCTTGCCTCAGACTTCGGCCGTGATGTCAGGGGCGTTGTAGACAGCCAGCGTTACAAGGCTTTGTTCGATGTAGCGCTGTCAGTTGACTCCAAGGCTGCCAACAGATGGCACACCGACAAGCGCGGCATGTACGTTGCGGCAGGTGTTGGCACGGCAACCACTGGCCGCGGTGCTGACTGTTTGCTGATCGATGACCCGCTCAAGGATCGCGAGGAAGCCGACAGCAAAGTCAGGCGCGAAAAGATATGGCGCTGGTATACATCGACAGCCTACACGCGCCTTGAAAGCGATATCGACGCCTCAGATGTCATGGAAGATGACTGGCTGTGGCGAGATTTCCTGCGGGAGATCGAAGCCGGCAAGGCCGAGCCGTTCGAAGGCGCGATCGTTCTGGTACAGTGCATGACCGGAGAAACGCCGGTTTTGATGGCAGATGGCATTGAGAAGCCGTTAAGAGATGTCCGCCCAGGAGATCGTGTTGCGACTTATGAAGATGGCCGCGTAACGACATCTACAGTCAGCAATTGGATCAATCATGGCCCCGATGTCGTCTTTACAATTAGGACGACATCGGGCACTACCGTAAAGGCAAACGCAAGGCATCCGTTCCTTGTGGAGCGCAACGGGGTGACGGAATGGCGACGAACGGCTACGCTCAAAAAGGGCGACAATATCCTGCGGGTCATTGGGGCAACAAACTTTGCGTTGACCACTGCCACGACAGCGCCCGTGTTCGGGGGCTTCTTTGCAACGATTGCAACCTGGCTGTCGGTTACGGAAAGACAGCGGAAGTTCTCGAAGCCGCAGCCGACTACGTACGAAATTGTCCATGATCCGATAATCGAGGTTGTCGAAAGCGGTTGTGAAGATGTCTTTGACATTGAGGTGAGCCGAACCGAGAACTTCATCGCGAACGGCCTGATAAGCCATAATACACGCTGGCATGAGGATGATCTTGGCGGCAGGCTGATCGAGCAACAAGGCCAGGGCGGCGAGCAGTGGGAAATTCTTGAACTTCCGGCAATCCGCGCCGATGAGCATGGTGAAGAAGTCTCGCTCTGGCCCGAGAAATATTCGCTCGAACGCCTGCGTAAGATCCGTGATGTCATCGGAACGCGTGACTGGTCTGCGCTCTACCAGCAGGCTCCGGCGCCCGAAGAGGGCCTGTACTTCAAGCGCGAATGGATGCGCCATTATCATGAGAAGCCGGCGCACATGCGCATCTATGGCGCTTCTGATTATGCTGTAACGGCAGATGGCGGTGACTACACGGTGCACGCGGTCATCGGCATCGATCCGCATGATAACATCTACATTCTGGATGTCTGGCGGCAGCAGACTGACTCCAATGTCTGGATTGACGTGTTCTGCGATCTTGTCATCAAGCACAAGCCGCTCAATTGGGCGGAAGAGCAGGGCCAGATCCTGAAGTCAATCGGCCCGTTTATCGAACGGCGCATGCTAGAGCGCAAGGCGTATTGCGCACGCGAGCAATTCACAGTGGTCGCCGACAAGCCGACGCGCGCCAGAAGCTTCCAGGCTCGCATGGCGATGGGCAAAGTCTACTTCCCGGTAAATGCGCCGTGGCTTGCTGATCTTGAAAACGAGATGTTCACATTCCCGGCAGGCGTTCACGATGACCAGGTGGATGCGCTCGGCCTTGTCGGCCGTATGCTGGATGCAATGATTGCAGGCACGGTTCCAGAAACCCCAGAACCGGACACCCTCAAGGATTATTACAGCAACGATGATGACACAGCGGACGAATGGCGAGTGGTGTAGCTAGATGGCCATGATCGATAGCTATCATGAGATGCAGCCGCGCTCCGCGTTCGAGAACTTCGTGTCGCCAGACGATGCGATGATCACGCCGGAGCAGGCGATGAGGTCAGGCATGGTGATGCTTGAGCATATTCCTCAACAGCAGGCTACGGTTCCACGCCTCGATGGCGAAACGCTCGACAAGAAGTATCTCGCATGGGAGCAGGCCAAGCGCGCCACTGGTGAGATCGACGAGCAGTTCAAGGCATCGCGATATTACCATGGCAAGCAGTGGACCGATACGGAATTGCGCGAGCTGAAGCGCCGAAAACAGCCGCCGTCCACGAAGAACCGCATCAAGCGCAAGGTGGATTTTCTGGTTGGCGTCGAGCAGCGATTGCGCCGTGATCCGAAATGCTATCCGCGCACGCCGGCAGCGGAGAAGGCCGCTTACGTCAGCACGGCCGCGCTTCGCTCGATCGAAGACGAAACCAAATGGCCATCGCTCGCATCAGCAGCCACGAAAGACGCGCTGATTCGCGGCATCGGCATCGTCTGGCAAGGCATCAAGATCAAGCGCGGCAGGCCGGAGATCAGCAAGGCGCACATCCAGTCTGACCGGTTTTTCTACGATCCGTCAAGCGAAGCCTGGGACTTCTCGGACGCCCGCTATCTGGGCGAATGGCAGTGGCTTGATATGGATCAGGCTGGCGAAATGATGCCGTTCGCCCAAGAGATGATTGAGCAGCTCGCCCGCGTCGGTCATGAAGGCTCCATGTCGATGACGCCGCAGGAGTTCGCGAAGATCAACAACCGATCAACGTGGATGGACGCCCGCAAGCGGTTGATCCGCATCACGCATATCTGGTATCGCCTGAATGGCGAGTGGATGTTCGACTATCTCACTGGCCCGATCAGCCTGTGCCCTGAAGGCTTCGACTGCAAGTCGCCCTATGTGAATGAAGACGACAACACCATGCATCCTTACAATGCATGGTCGCCTTATGTCGATGAATCCGGTGTTCGTTACGGCGTCGTCAGGGACATGTTCTCGCTTCAGGACGGCATCAACAAGCGCACCAGCAAGATGCTGTATCTGCTGACGCAGCGTCAGACGATGGGCAAGACGGGCGCTGTCGCTGATGTCGGCAAGATGAAGATGGAGGCGGCGCGGCCGGATGGCCATATCGAGGTTAACGGCAACCTCGGCGAAGA